AATTTTTCTAGGTACATTAGACTGAGTTCTTAGAAATTATTGTAATGCCATCTTCAAGACGATAAACTGGATCTACTTCTGTAAATGATAATGAAAAGCTAGTTAATAATGGTTTTGGCATATTTCCGCTATCTTCTATTGAATATGGACTTCCTCCAGCAGCTGTATTTATACTTACAGATTTTAAAACACATAGCTGTATTTGACCAAGCCAAGATGGATCTATCTTACCAGTTAATCCCATACCAACACCAAATCTCCATAATGGTGGAGAATAACCTTTATCAATTTTGATTAAACTTCCAACTGCTCCTACAGCAGCACCAATAACAATACCAACTGGACCAGCTACAGCTCCAATCGCTGCACCACCACCAGCAGAAGCAGAAACAGAACCAGTAGATTCTGCTGAAGATACTTTGAGTGTAGGTAGTGCTAGAGCATGAAAGGTATTAGCGATAAGTGCTACTTCTCTTGCTTCTTCTGTAGTTGTCGCTAAAAGTGTAAAACTTAAATTAAATGATCGTTTTTCTGCATTTGAAAAAAGAGTTTGTGTATTATCAATATCTCTTCTACCCTCTGTTTGAGTGGCAACTGCCTTTTTTATACCAAGTCCTTCAGTTATTAATTCAAGAGCACCTACACCAAATGATTTAAGTGATGTAACAGTTGTTGTGTCGTCTGTGTATTTTATATTCGTTGAACTTACTAATTGTTTTGGTACTGGAACGAATATAGTAGCTATTTTTTCATCCATACCAGAATATACATCATTAGGGTTTATTAAACCATAACCACTAGAAGTAACAGTATCTAGCCAACGTCTACAACAAAGCTTGAGAAACATAGTTTTATTTCTCTGCTCTTCGTTAGAATTCACCAACCTACTGGTAGGATAAATCATTGCTGAACTAAATTTTAATGGATCTGATGTTGCCATACTAAATATATATTATGGCATACAGAACTAAATATTTACCCAAAAATAAAAACAAATACAAAGGAAATCACGAAAATATAACGTGTCGTTCTTTGTGGGAAAGAAAGTTTTGTAAATATCTTGATGAAAATAAAAATATCATTGGATGGGCTTCTGAACCATTAAAAATACCATATTTATCACCAGTAGATAACCAAGTTCACTTCTATATACCAGATTTTTTAGTAGAGAAGCAGAATGCAGATGGTTCTATAGACACTCTAATGATTGAAATCAAACCTGAAAAACAAACAAAAATTCCAGAAAAGGGTAAAAAATCTAAAAAAACCATGATTACTGAAACCATGACATATGCCATAAATGTAGAAAAATGGAAGTCTGCTGATAAGTTTTGTAGAGATCATGGAATAAAGTTTAAAATTTTAACAGAAAAGGATTTATTCTAATGCCTTTAACAATAAGCGACTACAAAAATTATATTGAAAGTCGTAAATTTGTTCAGAGTCCTTCAAATTACAGAATGACAATTTCTCCAGGAGAAACTAATTCTGGTTCTTCTCCAACTATGGTTTTATATCCAGATAGTGTGTTATTACCTGGAAGAAATTTTATTAACACTCCATTTGCATATTATGGTCCAGAATTTACACTACCTCTGAGAAGAGAATATAATGAATTATCTGTAAATTTTATTGTATACCAAGATTGGATTGAACGTGGATATATTGAAACCTGGATGGATGCAGTTATGCCTTATACTAAAGTAAATTCGGGTGTTCAATCTTCAGATATATTTCCAAAAGATTTAATCAAACGACTAAGAACGATTCAACTTGAATTTTATTCAAGAGAAAAAATAGAAGAAAATGTTTTATGCGCATTTACATTTTTTGATGCATATCCATTATTAATAACTCCAACTTCATTTAGTGCTGATAATTCTGGTTATACAATTTTTACTGTTAATTTTAGTTATCGTTATTATAAAATAAATAATATAACACCAGCGACAACACATCAAAATAGGGACATGTAATTATGATTCAAAAAACATTGATCGACAGCTTACCACGTTTTTCTTTTAAAAGACCAACTACAAATAAATTAGTTTATTTTAGACCAATATTAGTAAAGGAAGAAAAGAAACTACTTATGTGCCAAGAACTTGGCACAAGAAATGATATTATTTCTGGAATAACAGAAGTATTAAGTTCATGTTATTATGATATTAATATTGAAACATTACCTACATATGAATTTGATTATTTTTATGTACAACTAAGATCAAAATCTGTAGGTGAAATAATTGATGCTAAATTTATATGTCCAGAAACCAATGAAAAAATAAATTTAAATCTAAATTTAAATGATATTAAAATTACAGGTCTTGAAAAATATTCGAATAGAGTAAAAATATCTGACGATTTAATTTTTGAATTTAAACCACCTTCATATAGTGATATAGAAGATTTTGAAAAGAAAGACTTTTCTTATGATGATATGATTAAATTAACTGCTAGATGTTTAACAAATATTCATAAAAAAGATGAATCAATTGATGCAAATAGTTATACTGAAGAAGATAAAATCAACAGTATTATGTTATTGACACAGAAGCAATTTGGTAAAATTATAGATTATTTTGATAATCTACCAAAATATGAGTATGAAATTGCTTATACGACTTCAGATAATATAGAAAGAAAAATTGTTTTATCGGGTATTGACGATTTTTTCACATTAGCCTCAGTCATATAAGTCTAATGTCATATTTTGACTTAAATTTCCAAATGATGCAACATCACAAATATTCATTAAATGAAATTGAATATATGATGCCATGGGAAAGAGACATATATGTTGAACAACTGAGGCAGTACATAGAAAATGAAAATTTAAAAACATTACAAGAGACAGCAAATAAGAAATCTAAGGGTGTAAGATGAAAAATAAAAAAATAGAATTCGAAAAACTAAAAAATAAACTTAAAAAATTATTTTTTAAAAGACTAATACAAGTCGAAAGTTTTAATAATTCTATTAATTTAATTAAAAATGTTCCATCAGAAGAAAATAATGAAAAAACATTTGATAAAGTAGTTGCTAATACTAAAGATAAATCTTTTATTGTTGTAAAAAATATAAAAAATGAAAATTTTGAACCAAAAAATATAGAAAAAATCAATAATATTATAACTTATTCATCAATTTCTAGCAAATCTGATAAAAAACAACCACTTAAATTGGAATATGATAAGAAAAACGCAAAAAATATTGGTTATAATCAAAAAAATATAGAAAAACATCAATTAGATAAAATTTCTCTAGAACCAAATAAATCAGAAAGCTCAAGTTCAAAATTTATTTTAAATAAAAATATCAATAACTCAAAAAATACAAATAAAACTTTTGAGTTATTCAAAAATTATAATATAAAATTAATTACAAAACCTGAACAAATTAAAAATTTAAATATACAAAATATTTACAATCAAGAGTTTGAAATTGATGAGAAAAAAATAACAATTCCTTCTAAAGAACAACTTAAAAAATTACAAAAAAACGTAAAATTAAATAAAGCCGATCTTAAAAAAGGAAATAATGTACAATTAAATAAAACCGTTATTGAAAAAGGTAATAATATACAATTAAATAAAACCGTTATTGAAAAAAGTAATAATGTAAAATTAAACAAAAATAAAATTGAATCTCAAAGATCAAATATTCAAAAGATTGAAAATCATACATCGTATGTGAATAAAAATAACTTAATTTCAAATAAACAAATTCAAAATAAAAATTATGTAATAAATTTTTCTAAATTTAATCCAACTAATATAGAAAAAAATAAAATAATATATGCACTACCAGCTTACCAAGAAGGTACTGGTGGTCCTACCACAACCGAAAGTATAGGTAAGATTCATAAAGGTGAAGTTATTTTAAGTCAAAAAGAATCTAAATCATTTTCTGAACGATTGATGAAAAATACACCAAATACGAATCTTTCAATAAATAAACCAACTAGCACATTAGAATCAGATTCTGAACAATCTAAAAATAAAATGGAAATAGAGGAAGGATATAATCCAGACAAGCCTTTAATTCCTATGAATGAAATTACAAAATCTGAAGTATCTAATAAAATATCTGTAAAAGAAATTGATGAACTATATAAACCAGATTTGTTAATAAAAGAAAAAATAGATGCTCCTTTATTCACTAGTTCAGCAATAAAAAAACAGTCGCCTCCAGAATGGAGAACGACTGTCGGATAATTAATGGATTTTATTGATTAAGCGTTTTTGAATTGTTCAAAATAACTTAATGCATCAATTTCTTCATCAGCAGAATCTTCTGCCTTTGGCTTTTGCTTAAGACTTGATGGTTTTTGTTGGAAATCATTTTCATCAAGATCTTCAGCAGTCTTTTCATTACCAGCACTGCCTCGAATATCTCCACCAAGAACATCATAAAGACGCTTCTTGAGATCATCATAAGACTTGAAATTATTTGGAGCAATGAATTCATTCAATGAATTTTGCTTATTCCAAATAGTTTCAATCTTTGCATCATCCCCACCAAAAAGAGGACTTGGTGAATCAAATTCAGACTTATCATAATTTGTATATCCACCAATCTTACGCATCTTCAACTTGAAGTTGCATCCACCCCAAAAATCAAATGGATTAATTGGTTCCTCATCCTTAAATTCTGGCTTCATCTTTTCTTGAATCTTATCAAAAATCTTTGTGCCATACTTAAACAAGAAAACCTTACCTTCATTTTGAGGATTTGCTTCATCCTTAATTACAAGGATATTGGAAATATATGTTGTCTTGCGCTTACGATTTCGTGCAATATTCTTATCTTCTTCAGAACCAGTGTTCCAAAGTTGAGTATTCAACTCACTTACTGGATCCTTTTGGTTAAGGGTTGTAAGAGAATTTTCAATATACCAACCACCTGGTCCTTGGAATGCGTGTGAAAAAAGCTTCACCCATGGGCATTCTTCACCGTTGATTTCTGGGAGAAACCGAATCACTGCGAATCCGTTTCCCATCTTATCTTGTTCCAAACGCCAGAAACGATCATCCTTGTAATCCTTCTTGGATGATTCATCCAACTTCTTCATAAGATCACTAATACTATTCTTTGACTTGTTCTTGAAATCTTTAAATGAACTCATATTTTTTTACTTTCCCCGAAGATCTCCTTCGGACTTTTATACACAGGTAGGAACTCCCTACCACTGAATTATACTATATTTAGGTTATATGTCAAGCAAACGGCAATCGATTTTTTGGCTTTCTAATTAAATTTATTTCCAATCCCTCTTTTTCTATCTTTTCTATTAGAGGTTTAGTTAATAATTTTGGAGCCACTGTTAAGTCAATTGACGATTGTTCTAGATTATGAATTACAGCATCAATATATGAATACTTGTAACGCTTAACGGTATCTTCAACCTTACGGGAGAACTCTTCTTTTGTAATATCAAATATCATGGTAATCTTTATATATATTTTATAAGGGTTTTATATGCCAACAGCCGATACAAGTAGTAACATTATTATTACAACATATGATGCCACAGCTATACTTGGAACCGATTATGGTACAAGTGGTACTGGCTTATCATTAGCACACATCCCATTACAAAAAGTTGTCTGGGGTTCAGATGCCCAGGCTTTCAGAGTAACCGAATCAACGCCATTACCTGTTAGTATTTTAGGAGTAACAGGTGGATCTAATGTTATTGGAGTTACCTTTGGAGCCATAACTGGTTCTGTTTCTGTAAGTAATAGATCTGGAACATATCTTGTTGTAGGTGGCCCGAGTGGATCAATTAGTGGTTATCAAAGCGTACCAGTAACTGGTCATATTCAGGGTACTACAAACGGTATTTTACTAGGAGTTACTGGTTCTGTCAATATAGCAAATACAGTCACTATACAAGGTTTAAGTGGTGGAGTTGCTGTAGGTATTACTGGTGGAAGACCATTATCAAGTTCAAGAGACAGCGTGACCGTAACAGGATACGTCGGTATATGCGGCGGATTTGGCCTTGCAGCGGCCACAGACAGTGTTAGAGTCTATGGCTCTGATTCTGGAAGCAAAGTCTTAACGAAGCTCTACGCGAGCGATGGTGCCACTTTAGGGTATTCTGGTGATGCTCTCAATGTAAATGTGATTGGTGCTGGTATTAGTGCTACAGTCACAATAAATCCAGTAGTCGGTGTAACCAACGGAAACGGTTTACCACTAAAAGTAATAGGAAGTGGAGTTACTTCAGATAGTCCAATTTTAGTCAAAGGTACTATTGGAAGTGGTGCGATAGATGTTACTGCTACGACTGCTCTTCCTGTAGGTGTAACTGGTACAGTTGTAATCGATGATGCTGACATTATAAATTCATTAGAATCAACATCAAAACCGATAGTATCAAACTTAGCATCAATAAAAACAAATACCTCTGTAATATCAACTATCAATGATAAATTATCTGCTGGTACAATAACAGCTAAAATTACAGAAATAATTAAACCAACAAAACTATACAGTGGTTATAAAGATTTAACAACCACTGCAAGTATAATTGTTTCTACATCTACTCCATTGAAGAGTGGTATACACATAAAAGCACCTTTAACAAATATTTCTACAATTTTTGTTGGAAGTAGTTCTCTTTCAACATCTTCAACGTCTGGATTCCCTCTAGATCCAGGTGAATCAATTTTCTTTGAAATAGACAATTTAAATAAAGTATATGCTTCTTCCGCAACTTCAGGGCAAAAAATTAATTACATTGCTTCATGATTTCAAAGTCTAATATATCCAAGCAAAATAATAGACCACAAGGACAGGGAAAAGATTTTATTTCTGTCCGAAGTGGTTCTTTTTATGGATTGAAAATTCAGAAAAAAATACTAGAAGCATCATCATATAAAAGAGGAATTGTTGCCTCTCCTAATTTTTATTTTTATGATAATGATACTAAGGTGATGATTGATTTTTCAGATTATAAAAATTCTACTACGGATGAGCAGATAAAGGAATTTTTTACTTTAAATTTAACTGGTCAAACTTTTACAGTTGAGCAATCTGAATGGGTTAATACAGAATTATTTAAAAATAAAATATCATTAAATGGAACATATACAATTAATGTTTTTCAGAATAATATTTTATTTGCTAATGTAGTTGATGTTGAAGAATTTGAAACTAATATTAAGAGGTATGATAAAAAGTATTTTGTAGATGTTCCAAATTTTACAATATTAGTAAATACAACTCAAGATGATATTCCAATCTCCCATATAGTAAATCATCTTGGAAAAAATTCAAAAAATTCTTTCTCATATCTTGGGGCAAATATAGGTGACTATGTTTCTTTATCAATATCGTCTAAAAAATTTGAAATTATTGATATTTTTATAGATGAAGAAGGAAAAGAGATTGTTGAAATATTGGGTGATTTAAGCATTCAAGATTTAACAACATCATTAACCAATGTTGTGATTTATATCAAAAATCAAAACTTTACAAATATAACAGATTTCGATAATGTAATTACTGGAAAATGTAATGTTACAAAATCAGGTGTTGCTTTCTGCTACGATAATCAAACAGAACTTCAATGTGAATGTAGAAAAAATAAAAATTTAAATGAAATTTCTACTTTTACAAAAGGAATTTATTGTCCAGACGTTGATGTGGTGGTGAAACGAACAACACCAATTGAAGAACTCTCTATAATAGCTAGAGACACTAAAGCAATTTTAAACAATGTAACAACACAGCTATCGCAATCAAGAATACGTTAAGATATCTTTATTTCTTTTTTTGGAAATATTTCATATCTTATGGCAAAGTATTGCTTAAGTTTATCAACAGTAGCCTGTGAATCACAAATAACATTTAGGTAAACTTCATCATTATTTACATCATATGATGAAACTTTACATTCTTCAATTTTTTCTACATCTCTTTTGGGCTTTCCGCCAAATAATGTAAAGTTGAAACTAAATGATAACTCATACATAAAATTATTTATTTAAATAAAAAAACCCAGTTGATTTCTCAACTGGGTTTCGAAAAGTAAATTAATTTACTTTCGTTTTGAGTCTAGACTATCTAGACGATTATGTACTTCTTGAATCTGCTGATCATAAAAACGATTAGAATCAGTATTCAAATCATTCATTTGATCTTCAATGAATCGGAATCGTTCCCATACAGATCGCATTTCTTCATTGAATGAATAAGCTTCATCACGCTTCTTAGCCTCTGACGGCGTAGATAGACAACAAAGAAGTGTGCTGACAGCAATAAGCCCTACACAAACAAGACTTCCTATAGGTATTACTTGTGTATTCTTTGTGTAATATGAAGCAATAAAACTAAAAACTAAAACGGCCAATGCCACGATAGATAGAACAATACTTGAATTACGCATATTTTCTCCTTTTAAAGCACGGGTGATAGGGATCGAACCTACATCATCCAATTACGGTACTTCTGCTTAGAAGGCAGAGCCGATACACCCGCATCGAAACAACTACTTATCTATATATTATACACAAAGGTTCAATTATGTCAAGATGTCTTTACTGTAATAATATTACCAATAACCCAAAATTTTGCTCAAGATCCTGTTCTGCTAAAATTTCTAATAAAAATCCAAAAAGAAAAGTTAAAAAATTATGCAAAACATGTAATAATAAAATACAATCTAGTAGAACTTACTGTAAAGAATGTTTTATAGAATTTAATTCTGCTAAAGATTTAACATTAAAAGAAGCAATTTATGATAAAGGTCATAAATCATCTGCATTCGCTTTAGTTAGAGCAAGAGCAAGAGCAACAAATAAAATTAAATCATCTTTCAAATGTGAACATTGTGGTTATGATAAACATATTGAAGCTTGTCATATAAAACCAATAAGTTCTTTTCCAGAGGATACTTTATTGAGTGAAATAAACCATGATCAAAATTTAATTGCTTTATGCCCAAATTGTCATTGGGAATTTGATCATGGTTTATTTCAAATATAATTAGTCAAGTGCTAACTTGAGATCTCCAGGACCAGCAATCTTCTTTTGGGGAATGAAGATATTATTCACAACTACTGATGTGTAGTGATCCTTAAGGTCATCCATAGGTTCTGCTTCGAATACAACTGTACTCTTTGGAATGGAGATTCCATTTTCTTGCTTTACATATGGAAGCCAACGAGCAAACATAAGTTTACCTTCTGGTCCTGGAATAAGAATCGCAGGACTCATCAAATTATAAAAAATATTTTCACTAGTCTCTGTGACTGTGTATGAACAAATAATTTCTTCACCAGAATTCAAACGCAAAATTTTAATATTATCACTCATAATTATTCCTTACATTTACAATTGCCAAGAATTTTATCCCAAAATGAGCATTTTGGCGGTTGCTCAATTGGCCAACAGGTATTTACATTATCAGGAATGAAATCTGAATTTACTGGATCAATAGTTCTATTTGATGCACGTATTACTTCTTTTTCAGTAAAAAGTAAATCTAAACATCTACCATCGACTTCGATTTTAGTATAAAATAATTTATTTTTAGATTTCATAATGGGAATAGTAGGAATTGAACCTACTAGTATATATATTGCTATTCAAACCTATGACGGGCCTAAGATTTCGTCCTGTTTTACACATGTAGCGTAATGAGACTCGATGAAATATAAACCAGAATAGTAATATTATACTACGCCTGTATTCCCTTTTTTCTTTCGTTTATTTTTCTTTGTTTGAAGTTGTAGTTTATCTGCAAGATGCATTGCAGTAATTGGTATACCATGATCAGTAAATAATTCAAATTTTTGAATTATTTTTTCACCATATACATTATCACCTACTTGTAGGTATGGACCATTTTCATATTCAATTATTAAAATTTTTTCTTTATCTTTTTCATCAAAAGCTTGACGAACATAATTGGAAGGACCAAAACAATATAAGATATTATCTATCTCATTTAGAAAGAAACATCTATCTTCACCTGTTTTGGTTTTATTTCTACCAACAACTTTATAATTTTTAATAATATCTTCAATTGTCATTGTAAAATATTTATCTTGAGTATGATTCTTTAATCAGTTTACATTCAATGCGTTTATCAGCATCTTTTTGCATTTTACGTTGTTTGATAATTTTCTTACCCCAACCAACACGTGAAATTTGTGTTAGTTGAATTTTAAAAGCGGAGCCTTGCCTCTCCGCTTCTTCATCAATTGAATCCCATTTACGTTTTGCCATAATACGCCGTCTTGGAATCGAACCAAGTCTTATTCGATTATAAGTCGAACTGAGATAACCAAGACCTCCCACGGCGCGTTAGTATTATTCTACCATACTTTCATTCTTTGTCAAGTGGATCTTACACTTTTTATTATTCACATGTCCATTTTCATTCTTGATAAAATAATTACTTTTCTGACGATCATCATCATGACCAAGACGATAATTAATCTCTGTAATATTACAACGATCAATTAGAATGGCATTATTAATTGCCCCTACAATCAGTTCAGAAGCCTTCATAGCCTCTTCTTCAGTGAATGGCATTGGAATATCAATATGGAGTCGATACTGGCTCATAGACGCTTAAAACCCTCATTATCAGTATAATAGATTCGATCAAAAACTTCAACACACCAACCACTACAAACTTCACACGGACGAGACATTCTTAGTTCTCCATCAGCATTCATGCGAATATTAATAAGAGTCAATTTCTTATCTCGCATATACTTAGGAACCTTTCGATATGCATCTAATTCAGAATGCATTTCGTTATAAAGATAACCTAACTTCTTAGCCTTTGGGTGTGTCTTGAAATAATTCGCACCCACTGATACCAAACGCTTCTTATTAAAGATTAAAGATAAGTGTTTCTTTTGCCGTGGAATACCAAGGCACATAGGAAACGCAAACTTTAAAAGATCATCATCTGGAATCATAAAAAGAAAGAGACAAAATTAATTGTCTCTCCCCAAAAATTAATTATTAGCGAGATGCTGCAATTGCAGTACGCGATCCATCAACGTCAAACTTAAACTTACGACGACCTGTGTGAGTATCGCGCATGAAGTAGCGTGTGCTGCCAGAACGAGTCTCTTCAGTTTCAACTTCCCAATTACCGTAACGCTCAACGAGAACACGAATGTCGCTCATCATAGCACGAAGGTTCTTTACACCAAATCGACTACGAGCCTCTGCTGCGGTAATACCACGACCAGCTGCCAAATAATTAATAACACGACGCTTCTTCGAAATAACATTTGCCATAATAAATCTCCTAAACGACTCTTGTTTTGATCACCATGGCGAGTCTTACATGATGACTAACGATTGAATGCCCCCAGTAGGGATCGAACCTACGACCTTAAAATTAAAAGTTTTCTACTCTACCAACTGAGTTATAGGGGCTTTACTTGTGAGGCTTGATTGTACCCTATTGGTTCTTCTTTGTCAAGGGATCACACCAAACTTTTTAAGTAACTCTTGATTCGTGTGTTCTACAGTATGACAATTAGCACAAAGAATTACACATTTCTTTACTTCTTCATAACGATCAGCACGAAGAAGATTGCGTGAGTACAAAGAATATTTCTTTTCTTTTGGATCTAAATGATGAAATTGAAGAGTGGCTGGATTCCCAGAGTATCCACACTTAGTACACTTACCACCCATCATTTCAACTAATTCTTTTCTAGATTCCCAACGTCTTTTGGTTGTATTACATGAAGGACAAACAACACAACCCTTTTTATTTTTCTGAGTGAACTCTCGCTCACAATACTTGCATTTGCACATTGTTTACACCTTGTGTATACCATTCTGGCGGTTCAGTGAATTTCCACTTAGCAAATCTTGACTTTTCATGAATATAATAATCACGATATGCTTGAACCGAATCAGAGTTTTTATATTTATCAGGCATTGCTTGAGCAAATGGTGTTAAATCGCCATATGGGATTTTCATGGGTGGAACTTTCAAAAACCACTTAGTCATCTGATGTGCTTTATGTTCTCTATTATATCTTTCAGTATATTCTACCGAAAGTTCGTTTGTATGATAGGCAAGCCAAAAATAATTTTCAATTGTTTCTCTTGCCCAAATTGTACATGGGTGATTGACAAATGATTGTTTGTATAGTTCAACGGGAGCATGAACAATATGTGATGCTCCTAAACGATGAATTGTAGAAAGCATCTGACAGCCTTCTACAATCATCTTAACTACGTGTTTGTCGCAAAGAGAACGTGCTGCAATAATAGGATTTTCATGCACAGCAAAAATATTCATGTCCCAATTATAACAGAATATATTCAGATGTCAAGATCACCATTCACCAGTGCTCTTCTTTATAGCCACTTCTTGATTACGTGCTTTTTTCTCTGATGAATGTGTACCAAGCACTTTACCTTTTTTACTCATAAGTAAATATTTGTCTCCGCGTTTAATTATAGTTTCAAGAAGAGTTTTAAATTTTTTCATTGGAATTATTTTGTATATTTTCCAGTGGAAGTTTTATAGGCTCTAATTTGACTTGGTGTACCAAATCCTCTAGATAAAGCAGATGTTTGTTTTCCTACGGCTCCTCTTGAGATATCCTCAACACCCTGTAATGATGCTTCTACATCTCTGAATTGAGCAGACTTACTAGCTTGTTTAAATAATTTTCCACTAATTTTTCTTGCTTCTGTTGATTTCTTGACAGATGGATCCTGTGAATATAATATTTTACTTTCATCAGGAGTAATTGTTGGTATTTCTGATCTGATACGTTCTAAACGAGAAAGTAGACGAGCCTCTTCTTGTTTTGGATCTTTTCGCATTTTTTCCGTAATAAAATCTTTAAAGTTCTTCATAAAAATATTTATAAAAAAAAAGAAGGCTCAGAGCCTTCCCAGTGCGATTTTAGGTAATCGACCTTCCTTATGTAATTTTTCCAATGTCTTTTTCTTAGCATTCTTAGCAATGTTTTCTTGATTCTGACGAGTGATACGGTTCTTCCTCTTTCGATGCTTAATCTTAGCCTCACGATTTGTTGTATTTGGCATAAAAGCTCCTTTGCTTTATATTAGCATAAATATTCAAAATGTCAAGTTTATAAATAATATAGGAAAATAATATGTCATTTAAACTCAATAATACAGACATTCGTAGCATTAAAGTATATGATCCAAAAGTAGTTCAAACTACAACTGGTCTGGTTGCCAACACTGCAACTTCGTGGGTATATCTTCAAGGTGGTACATTTACAAAACCATCATCAACAGTATTATCAGAAGGCGTTCTTATAAGAAATGTTGGTTCTGTAAGCAATGCTGTTATTAGTATTGAAGGAAAAACTGCTGGTACTTATCCTGGTTCTGGTGCTACCGCTGATGGATTCCTATTAGCAACAAACTCAGAATTGTTCTTACCAGTGAATGATTTAAATGATGTTGTATTTAAAACATCTGGTTCTTCAGTAGTTGGTATAACATTAGGATTTATTGCATACTAATGCGTAATTCAAGAAAATATGTAAATCCATCTATAAATGCAAGTAGAAATATTTTTACTTCTATAGACGCAACACCTGGTGCTATTACTTTCTCTCCAACAGCAATATCTGGTCTTATTTCTGGATCTGTATCAACAACAATAAGTGGAGTAAATTCTCCAGTAACATTAGCAGTTACAACATCAAACGGAACTTTTTCTGCAAATCATACACTACAATTTTTTAAAAATAGTAGATTAATTGATACATTTACTGTTGCTTCAAGAATTGGTACAAATAGATTATTATCAGAACAATTTAATAATAATGATGTCTTAACAATAACAGCAACAGAACCTGGTAATGCTATATCTTATACATTAACATTAAAAGCTCTAAGATTAGAAATAACTAATCT